AACCCACGGAAAATGACTACCTCACTGAATGGCCGGAATCTCATCGAATCATTCGAAGGGCTGCGCCTGACCTCCTATCAGGATCAGAAGGGAGTTTGGACGATCGGCTACGGACACACAGCGGACGTTTGGCCCGATCAAACCATTACACAGGAACAGGCGGATGACTTCCTTGGTGTTGATCTTCACCACGCCGAAACTGCCGTGATGGGCCTCGTGAAAGTTCCCCTCAACCAGAACCAGTTCGATGCTCTGGTTTCATTTGTCTACAATATTGGCGCGGGCGCATTCGCAAAATCAACACTCCTTAGTCTTCTCAATCAAGGCGCAACTGCCGGGGCGGCTGCACAATTCAGCGTTTGGGATAACATAAACCACGTTCCCGACGCTGGGCTGCTGAAACGGCGGGTGGCGGAGCGGGAACTCTTCGTGACGCCGCTATGAATCCCACGGAGGACTACACTCGTGCGCTCTTTCGTGAGCCTCTAATTCCTGCTCATGACATGCCTTCGCTACTGTCCGAAAGCAGGATCGGCAGATGGAATCAAAGGTGCCATCCCTGTTGGTTCGATGGGGATAAGGTTTGAGGGTATAATCGGCTACGCGGCTGAAATCGTCCATGACGTCGGAGTCTCCACACTCCTTGGCCACAGATTATGGCAGACGCAATGTTTTGTCTGAGCAATTTTGCACAAGTGCGCGATAAAAGGTGTACGGCGTGAATATTTATTTTGCCGCATCAAACTGGAGGCTTGTCGTGGATCTCATTACCCAGCACCCTGCTATCTGCGCGATTGCGTCCTACTGGATATTCTCAGCCCTGGTGGGCGGGATGCCTCCCCCAGACGAAAATAGTTCTGCAGGCTATACATGGCTACACGACAGCCTCCATATCCTCGCAGGCAATCTTTCCGCTGCGGTGGCTGCCAAGTACCCGCAATTGCCCCCCGGCGCCGTACAGGTGACGGAAGCGACCCAGAAGACGACTACTGCTGTGCCTGAGGTGAAACCGTGAGCAGTTGCCCCAACCGCACCTACCCTCTGAATACTGCTGAGGCTGAGGCGATTTGCCAGAAAATCGAGGCGGCATCAGGCTTGGTCATTGACCCAACCCAGCCCAAGGGCACTACCGAGACGCATGGGTGTACGATTGATTACGTCATCACTGGCAATGCAATTATTTTCAGTTTTCCCAGCAAGCCCCTCTTGATGCCCTGTTCGGTCATCTTCGACCATCTCGACACACTTTTCGTACCATAAGGAGCGCCACCATGAGCTTTATTGGATTTCTGAAATCAATCGGCAAGGACTTTGAAAAGGGCTTGGCATGGGCTGTGAAGTATGCGGTTCCGGTGGAGAAGCTGGTCGGGCTACTGTTTCCGGCAGCGGCTCCGGCTGCGCTCGGGGTGGCAGATGCTACTTCGCTGATTCAGACGGCGGTGCTGCTGGTTGAACAGAAATATGCCGCATCTGGGGTGCAGAGTGGTACTGGAGCACAGAAACTTGCCGAGGTTCTGTTGCTCACGGAAGGTTCCGTAACGGCCCTACTTGCCCAGGCTGGCATCACCGCCGATACTTCCTATGTCACCAACCTCGTCAATGCCGTGGTGGCCATCCTGAACGTGCAGTCTGCCCCTACGGCATAGCGCATATCGCCGCAAACGTGGCAAGCGTACAATCGAAGCCAAATGAAAAACCCCCGATTCCAGTCGGGGGCGGTCTGCGTCACTCCAGATCATTATAGCGGAGTGTTGCCAAATGGATATGAAGGGTTCGAAACAAATAGACGATACAGTACCTCTATTGGGAGAAGGATCGGAGTGGCTTCGGCAACTGAGGATCGCAGCAGATCAGATCCATCGCGATAAATTTTGTTTGCCCCCAGAGCCACTTCATCAAACTCCAGCATCGGTCGCCAATCTAGATGGTCGCCATCGATAATGCAGTGGTTGAGTATGCCTTCCATTGCCACTGTGCGCTTGTGTAGCTGAAGAAACTTTTCGCCTAGAGCTAATGCCATTTCCTTATCTGTCATGCGCGGATTATATGCGCTTGCGATCCTGCTTCGCCTTCTTCTCCGCTTCCAGTCGTCGCTGTAATTCCTCTTTAGATACAGAAAGAATCTTCTTCATCGCTTTATCGAAATTCTCACGTTCCGTCATGCGAACCCTCGCGCTATGAGCTGCATGAATCCCTTGACTCGATCAAAGATATTCATGGCCTCGTAGATATTGTAGACCTCCAGATGCGACACGCCGTTGCGCCACAATCCCTGCATATGCTTGGCGTGATCCGCAGCATCCGAGTAAAGAGCAATTCGCTTGGATCGCATGGCGGTGATGTTCTTTTCTTGATGTGCCGCTTCGAGTTTTTTCCTAATCTCTCGTAACAGATTTTCCCAAGTGGTCTCTGAAATATCTACGGGCTTTTTGCCAATGATGCGGGTGACCCTCATTCGCCTAGCGATATGACGGAGACCATGCTCTGCTGCACGCATTAGATAGAATACCGCTGCGGCGTGTAATTCAGCCGCAAGGCTATTACCTGCATTTTTAATATCTTCACGCGCCTCCGGTATTCGTTCATACACCTCTTCGCCAAAGAGCCCTTCTTGCTCAAGATATTTATCGCCAGGGGAAGGAATATAAGCGAATTTATGTTTCGATAGACAGATAATAGCTTGGGTGTGTAAACCTTCCAACTCTCGCGCAAGCATATCTCCGGTGAACGGCTCTCCACCTTCCAATTGGCACTGTAGTCTCCATATACGGGTCTGTAGATCGTCGTCATCAAATATGCTTTTCAAGTGCTGTATGCCTACTAAACAAGACAACCGCGCATATTTGGGTTTCATCTCTGGATGAAGTTCGGCAGGCCCCCCACCATCAGAACGTAAACTCTGTTGGATGGTAGCAAAAGCGGAGAAAATATTAGTTATGAAAGGCGCAGCGATATCTATCATCTCGGCAAAACTCCATAGGCGAGACGCTCCCACGCCATCCCAAGGGTACCGTGCAACGCTATCAATTGAATGCACTTCAACTCTAACTATCTGTTGGGGCTAACTGCCCAACTTTAGTGGAAGAACACTTGACCCGTCAAGTATATTCTTACCCAACTTCACTCTGTACTTGTAAGGACTTGAGACGTTCGATCTCAGATATGGCGGCGCAAAGTTGACGCTCTCGAATAATTGAGTACGCGGCGTATTTATGGGCGCTTTTTGGATCGCCAAGAATACAACGCGAGGCTAACAACCGAATCTCAGGTGTTATTTGATCATCGCTTAATGGAATCACTCCTAGTTCCATCAATCTCTTCACTTTTTTACTCGGCAGTTCTGTCTCACTAGGGGACCGTCTTGGCCTCTGAAGAGGCAGGCCCTTCTTTGGGCCGTGGTGAGGGGTTCCCCCGAGAGCAACCTTCTGATGAGTGAAGAACGTCATCACCGCGCATTGTTCCCTCGCAAGCGCACTCGGCAGGCTGTACTGGTGTTGGCATTTTTTCGGAGCGTTTACCCGCATAGGCCACGCTTTCGCCATTCAACGGACGTTCGGTGGACGATGTTTCCGAAGGATTCGCAGCCACTACTAAACCACGAATTGCCTCACTCCCGACTGGTACGTCCTCTGGCCTCGGCACATCTGGCTGCGCTTGTACGTTTTCCTCTGCGCGATGTACGACCTCCGAAATTGGTGTTGGCAGTCCTTCGATGGCGACCCAATAGGGGTTGCACATCACCTCGTTATGCATCAGGAATTCCCGGCGCCCGTCTTCTAATTTCCGAGCACCAATAATGTCAGGACGCCCTTCGATGGTTACTCTGCTCCAACTTCTCTGATCAGGCTGTACTGGTATGGGTGCTGGCACCGAACGTGGATCAACGAATGCTGAGCATACGCAGTGATGCGGAGCCGGATCTGGGTCATCGAAAACAACGTTGCATCCGCCAAAGCCGTCAGTATGCTCATCCTCGTAATGGTCGCAGAACTTGTTAGCGCAACGAACGTTCTGACTCTTCTCTTCTGTGGGGGCTATAGGGTTAGTCTGCTTCATGAATTGCCTCCGGTCTCGTTGTGATCGTCAATCATCATCTGCGCGATGAAAGTCTCAAAATGGTTCATTCCCTCACGTCCCATATGAAGCTTCAGGTCGGTACCGTCTTCTAGGGGGAACAGAAGAGTAAACCTCTGGTCGCCTATCTTTGCGGTGCGGCCATTCGCTTCAGGATCGTCCTTGCATCGAAGCTCCATTTACTTCTCCTCTGCGGGTTCGGCTACGCTCTTCTCGGCCACCAGGCTCCATCCGTGATGCCATGCAAACGCGCAGTAAGCGGCAACATCCCGAGGATCGCCCTTCTCGACGTGCTTGCGAATGTCGTTGAGTAGGTCGGCTTTCCAGTCGTCTTTCATCCAGCCGTTTTGCCAGCCGTACTTGATCTCAGACTCGACAAGCTTTTCCTTTAGCGCTCTGGCGAACTGATCCACGAGAGTATTGATTTCGTCTTCAGGTGTACGGCTCTTCTCAACCAGCAGTGGCTCAGCACATACGGGGCAGTTAGTGCTTCCCCAACGCGCCGTGTCCCACGTGGTGCGGCAGTCTCTGCACTTCACCCAATTTTCAGATTCAGGGCTAACGGGTGGGCGGGAGACAGGCCGATGGGGAACAGGCTCAGCAACCTTCATCATCTGGGTAGGCTTGTGTGGATACTCTGTGATGACGTGGGTACAGGAAGAGCGCACCATCGTATCGCCAGCGTACCGTGGGTCGCCGTTAGCTGGAAACGCCAACGTCTGTCCGCAAATATCGCACGGATCATAGGGCGGTTCTGGTGGGTGGGAGATATCGCTGCTCTGGGCAGCCTTTTCTGTCTCAGAAGTGACTAGCTCTGGTTCAGGAGATGCGGGGAGACGACCATTCCACTTCTCCAGAGCCTTCGCAGCGCCGTTAGGGTTATACGCGATGGTTGCGGCAAAGCAGATGCTGCACTGGACCTTGCCGCCATCCCTGATGTAACACCCAGTCTGAATCTTTTCGCTGCCACAAAAAGGGCATGGCGGCACTCTTTCCTTTGCTGATAGAGAGTCTGATTTAGTCATGGGTGGCCTCGGTTTTCTTAGCGCGAATCATTTTGGCAACACTGACTGCCCACTTATAGATCGGAAACTCTTTCGATAAGGAACGAACCCCACTCTCAACGCCTACCGCAGCGGCCTCCAACCCTGCGTTGAATCCCTCCACGTAGGCTTTAGCAGCTTGAGAGTCTCGCCGCTTTATGTGAACCCGTAAACCGTTCTGAACGCCTTGAGTCCAGTTCTTCTTGGGCGTGATTAGTTTTCTCGCAGCCTTTAATGTCTCAAGAGTGGTCATTCTGTTCCTTTCTTATCTACGGTAGGAGGCGAGGGAAGACGGGCAATGCCCAAGGTTCGCTCATTCGCTCAGCTCCTTCCACATCGTTCGTGCTTCTTCTTGTTCGCGGGCTTCTTTCTGAATACCCGTAAGAGGCTTCTCCGGCTTCACCATTGGCTTGCGTAAGCATCTATCGAGCTGCTGCTGGAATCGCGCTAGACTTGTCATCGTGATCGCCCACTGCTCTTCTTTGGCCAAGATGTCGAAGCTCTCCAATGGTTCCGGGGGAAGGGGCTTATGTGAACAAACCCAGCTAAAGATAGCAACGAAAAATATGCTGACCCCGAAGTAAATCAAAATGCCTACTAGGATTTTCTCTATCATGCGTCTTCCCCGATCTCTGAAAGAATTTCCTCCAACAACTCCCGCTGACCCGAAGGCGAATCGCAGAGGCAGTCAAGGCGCTCCCGGGCATATTCGCTAACGGCGTCAGGGTCAATCCCAACCTCTTCGCAAAGGGCCAGGAAAGCCTTCTCGGTGAATCCGCCCCGGTGCATCAAGAGTTCTTCATGTGGACTTGTCAATTCGGCCTCCATCTGTATCCGTACCCCTTTGATCCTCTCCGAATCTCTGTTGATCTGCTCCGTCTCTTCCTTTAGCGTCATTTCAAATTCCATAAACCCTCACAAAGAAGCTGCTTATTTTACTCACCCAACCCTGCCTGACCAGCGGCTCTTTGTCCCATTCGACCCTAGTAGACAGAATTTCAAAATCATCATTACTGCACAAGGCGGCTATTTCCCTGCGCGAATCCCGAGCAAACTCTAAAAAATCTTCGCAGCAAAGAAGATCATCTTGTTCCACTTCAATCTCGACTCTAATATCTACGATAACCTTGCACATTCTGCGGCTCCTTGATTACGAATACAAGATTGCCATGCGCAAATAAAAATGTCAATCCCCCACTTGCTTTTATTTTCAAACTATGCGAGCATCTGTTTATGGAATTGAACACACAACTTGCAATACTCGTGCGGGAGGCCCGTAAATCCTTGAAACTAACACAGGAAGCCTATGCGAAACGGTTCGGGGTGACTCGCCAGCTAGTCTATCTCTGGGAGCATGGCCTCTCCCAGCCAAACCCTGACCACCTTGAAAAGATGGGAATTGAAATTGTCTTCAAAAAGGTTCCACGGAAGGCGGCTAAATAATGGACATCCTGGGAATCGCTGGCAATGTACTCTTCTCCGCTGCTGTATTGACTATCAAAGATTTGCTCATAGCTGCCGTGAAAAGCGGAGCCGACCTGTACGGAGCCGACCTGTACGGAGCCGACCTGTACGGAGCCGACCTGTACGGAGCCAACCTGCGCGGAGCCAGCCTGCGCGGAGCCGACCTGCGCGGAGCCGACCTGTACGGAGCCGACCTGTACGGAGCCAACCTGCGCGGAGCCGACCTGCGCGGAGCCGACCTGCGCGGAGCCAGC